AACTGTTTTCAAGATTAATTTATTTCTGTGATAACTTGTCTTACATTTATTGCAACAATATTTTCTTCTTTGCTCCATCGTTGTAAATTCTTTACCGCAATATTTGCATTCTTTTTTTAGAGCATTTATGTATTTCATTTTAATTTGTATTTGTTATACCTATAACAGGTAAAGTGAAGTCCACATTATCTAATGTGAAGCCATCTATAGAAGATTTAGAGGTAACCACACTTATCGTTGGAAGTGTGAAATCTACATAATCTAGACCAACAATCTGAGAATATGTAGGCAAACCACTTGCACCACCTCCTCCACTCGCAACACCTTTCCATTCACTACTAATTCTTGCTTGTACTTCTGTTGCAGTTTTCCAAGTTCCACTAACATTTACATAAACATCATCTGCCTGTTTCCAAGTTCCACTAACATTTATATAAACATTTGAAGTCATCTATTCACCAAAATTTTTTAAATTTTCTTCAAATTTAGCTTTTTCTGTAGCATATTCCGCCTCTCTCGTTTCTTGCTCAGTGATTAAATTCTGTATTTCACTTTCAGTCATATCCGCATCTTGTATCATTATGATAAAAGAATCACCATTCTGAATTTTATACTCATATTTATTTTCTGATAATTGAATTTTTTGTAATACAGTGATCATGCTTGACTTACCTCCAAATCATCAAAATAAATATACTCTGTTGATTGTGAACCATAACCACCGATTTGTATAGTCGCAAGACCTGATGCCGTAGGTGTAAATGTAGTCGTTATTTTTACCCATGTATTTAAAGAATTACTTGAAGTATCAGCTTGTACATAACTCGTCATTCCTAATTCATCATTTTTAGCAATACGCAAAAATCCAGTAGCACCAGAAGCAGTTTTATAAGTCCAAATAGCAATAGTAACTAACGATCCACTATTTACAATAACTTTTCCTAAATCAATAATCAAAGTAATATTACTATCTAAAGTACTATATGGATTACTTACCATTCTCCAAGCCAATCCACTATTAGTATGTCTTATCGTGCTTTCTGGTCTTAATTCTCCATAATTCCAAACATTTCTATCATCACCAGAGACATTATTATAGTTCTTAAATAATAATTTTGTATCGCCATTAAGGTCTATCTGTGTACCACTTGTCGGAAGCACGAGATTTTTTACTTTAAGAACAGCAGTGCTTGTTAAAGAATAAATGCTCTTTAACAAATTGCCTCCATCTATAAGTCCAGTATGGCTATTACTTCCTATTCTTATACCCGTACTAGCTTGAAACCTATGATCGCTATTATTCACATAACGATAATAATAAGAGTTTGTATAAAAACTAGCGAAATCAAACTCAATACTATGAGTTATATTTTTTATAATAATATTTCCAAATAAAGTATTAAAATAAATTCCATAATATGAACGCTCCATATCAAGATTATTTATAGTGACGTTAGAAACATTGTCTGGAAAATTTAATGCATATTCTCCTTTTGATCCACCACATTTAATCCTATTAATGGTCATTGGATTACTGTGATAACTAAAAGCCACTGCGGATGTCTGAAATGGAGCTAATGAACAATCAATAAGACCTATGTTACCTTCGCTGTTAGATTGTGAATAAAAATGCCTACCACTTAATGCTCCTGCTCTACAATAGTAAAAATTAACGTCAGATATATTTGCATTTGGACTTTTAAAATTACTTATATTCATCCCGTTATTTCTAGCTGCGGTAGCGTATTCTATATTTGCCTCTAATATATTTGTTCCTGAAATACTATGATCTTGACCAACATCAGAAAAACCTATATCTCTATATTTAGCACCATTATTTGAGTAAAGATTATTATAGAAAAAACAAGTAGTGTGTATTTTACTGACATCTATATAACTGCAATTAGAAGTGCGTATGCCATAGCCATTACCATTACCTCTTATAAAAGTTTTTGAACTGGAAGAACTACTTGACATATCAGTGTCATCCCATCCTCCGCTTACTGTTATATAATTTCCTTCTGTTCCGTTTCCATTTAATGTTTGTGTACTACCAGTACTTGTATAATCTATAAGCCATTTTGGTCTTATTGGTTCTCTTTTATAAATAGTTGTAGATGCAAATGTCTGTGACCATGTAACTCCCATGTAATTACTATAGTAACCTAAACCATTGCTACCGTAGGCTCTATGAAAAGTCAGTAGTGTAAGTAAATTTTGATTATCAGTTAAATGAAGAACAGGAAACCATGCTCTGTCTGCTGTTGTGTTTAAACTGATCAAACTATTATGTGTCAAACTATCAGCAGAAGAAGATGCTTTACAGGCAACAATATTACAAAATCTAAGTAAATTTGTAGTGTTAGTAGTGTTATCAGCGTATAAGGCAATAGATTTAATACTGCTGTTTAAATTTGTTCCTAAATCATATACATAAGGTATAAATGGATATTGGTTAAAACGACCAATGTTCTGAATTGGGATCGTATGAACTGAAGTGTCACCTGATGTGTCAGTACATAATCGTAAACTTAAAAATTGCCCGCTTTGACCAACGTCGTAATTACCAGGTGTTGACCTAAATTGTATTAAACATGATATTTGTTGATAAGCAGATAGGTCTAAATCTCCTGTAGCATAATAAGCAACTTTACCACTATGTCCACTTGGTATTGATATTGAATCTGAACCTGTTGGATGAATCCAATCATAACGTTGGTTCCACGCAGACCAACTACTATCGACAGTTCCATCCCCTTTAAGAGTTGTAGTTACACCACTACTAGCGGTCCATGCTGATCTACCACCTTTAGATGATGCAATTTCCTTACAAGGCCAACTAGCTAATTTTATAGTTTCTGTAGTAACAGAAATGTATTTCATAGTATTACCGCTTTCACTGTCCGCATTAGAAGCAGTAAAACCTTTTAAATAAACATAATCTGAATTACTACCTTCTAATTCTATTTCCCATACACCGTTAATATTTTTCCCTTCTGGAAAATCACACATAATAATTAAAATTTTATCTCCTGTTTGCCATGTATAACCATCACCATTTCTTGTTCCATAATTATTACCTATATACGCATCTAAATTTATTTTTGTCTGACCAGTTGTAGTACTAAAAACAACATTACTTGCTGAAAGGCTTCCTGGGTTATAACTTTGATTACTGTAGTCTCGTACAACTGCACCATTACCTAAAGATGTGGCATCAGGTGATTTTTTTATTCTTACTTCATCACCAGCACTTAAACTTAAGTTATGATAACTATTTTTTCTGTTAGCAAAAGATAATCCATCTCCTGAATTAGTGTCATGTTCAAAATCTATATAATAAGTAGCCATAATTTAAGCAGTGTATTTAATCCAGATGTCACCATCTGCACCACCAGAAGGTGATGATGTGGAAGTTGTGATTTTTCTCATGCCGTTAGCAGAAGAAGCAACACTGGTTGCTGTAATAGTACCAGTTCCAGTAATGTTATTTGCTTGCATATCTAAGTTTCCTCCTAATTGGGGTGTTGTATCTTCCACCACATTACTTATTCCACCTCCTCCTCCTCCAGTCTGATCCGCAACCCAAGCATAATCTGAACCGTTCCAACTAAGAATTTGACCAGAAGAAGCACTGCTTACATTTAGATGGCTATCAACACTTGAGTTTGTATATGCTGCTGTCTGTGCAACCCATGAAGTGTTACCTGACCCATCAGTCTTTAATACATAATTATTAGTTCCTCCATCTGGGGGCAACTGGAACGTATGGTTTCCAGAGAATTGCGCATGAGGTGGAGCTTTGATTGCTACATAATGAGCATTATTGGATTCACAATATAAACGGACTTCAGACTGTGAACCTGTATTTTTAATACCTAAAACACCACTGGATATAGAATTTGAGTTCATATCCAAGTCTCCTCCAAGTTGAGGAGAGCTGTCTTCGCTTAAATTTTGCAAATAACCAGAAGGAACAGAAGTTAGATATGTATTTGTATCAACTGTATAACTGCCAGCACCAGTGCGCTTCATAAACCCATTAGAGGTGAAATCACCATCCATGACCGCACCAGCATTGGCAACATTAGTTGCGTCTGTGACATCAGCACTTGTTTCTATACCGTTTAATTTAGTGTGGTCTGCATCTGTGAATACATTTGAATCTGTTGCAGCTTCTACTGCTGCTCTAATCTCAGCATCAGTTTGGTCGGCAGTAGCACTAGCCTCCACTCCTGCTAATTTAGTCTTTTCGGCATCAGTGAAAGCATTAGTGTCTGAATTGTTCTCATAGGCAGTCTTAATCTCTGCATCAGTTTGATCTGCGGTTGCTGATGCTTCAATTCCGTCTAATTTTGTTTTTAAGGTATCAGTAAAATTATTCTGTGTAAGACCACCATCACCTACGCTATAAGTAGTATTTGTATCTGTAGAAGCAATAGTAACAGTATCATTACTTGCGTTAGTTGTAATGGTGACATTACTACCAGCAGCAATATTTAAAGTGTCTGTAGCACTGTCAGCAGCAACAGTGTCCTGACCTGACACCGCAACATTTGAGAAGGCATTTTGATTTACATCTCCACCACTTCCAGCAGCAGACCATTCAAGTCCAGTTGCAGTACTGCTGTTAGCTTTTAAAACATAGCCATTAGTTCCAACAGATAAAGCAGTAGGATCTCCTGACCCATCACCTACTAATAATTCACCTTTACCATCAAGGTCGCTGTTCATCACAGCACCAGCATTATTTACATTGGTTGCATTGACTGTGGCATCCGATCCATCACTGCCGTCATTACCTGCGGGTCCTTGTATTCCTTGTGGCCCTTGTGATCCTGTCGCTCCTGTTGCTCCATCAGCCCCATCATTACCTGCTGGGCCTTGCGGGCCAGTTGCACCAGTCAGTCCTTGTATTCCTTGAGGGCCTTGAGGTCCTGTTGCACCATCGTTCCCATCTGCTCCTGCTGCTCCCGTTGCACCTTGAGGTCCCGTTGCTCCCGTTGCTCCCGTTGCGCCTCTTGGAATTGTAAAGTTTAAAACTGCTGCTGTACCCGTACCAGTGTTTGTAACAGACGCATCAGTTCCAGCATTGCCTGTAGTAGTTGTACCTATACTTACTGTCGCAGTACCATTTGGGCCTTGAATACCTTGCGGACCTGTAGCTCCCTGTGGTCCTGCTGTTGTTATCTCTACAGTTGTTACATCATTTACTTGACTGACAACAATTTGATTAGGACTGCTCATGCTGTGTAACCTTCACTTACAAATAGTGTACCCTCTAAATAATATTCTTTGTTACCCGATCCATCTGTTAGTAACACATCATATTTGAGAACATTGGGAGTAAAGTTAGCTGTATCAGTATCACTTAATTTTATATCAACTATTCCACTAACTCTATTTGTATAAGTAACAGTAAAATCTGCAAATTTAGTTGTTCTTGGATCGTCATAAACCTGTGCTGCAACTGTAAATCCTGTAAGATTTATGGCAGATCCTGTAGAATCTTTAAATGTTAAACGTAAAGGGAAATCTGCTCTACGTTGAACAGTAAAATTCTTTTTACCTGGAATTACAGCCATTAACTTGCCTCAAGTGCAGCGACTTTAGTTTCTAATGTTTCTATCTTAACTATTGCTTCCTGTAATGCAGCGGTAATTAAAGGCACAAGTTTACTTTGATCTATACCTTGATACACAGGTTTATTATCAGAATCAATCTGATCTTTTGTTCCTGTAACTGCTTCTGGGACTGCTGTTACTTCGTGTGCGAAAAAACCATCAAGTGTTTTGGTTGGGTCAACTTTAAAATTAAATCTATAAGGTTTAAGAGTTTTTAATCTTGTAATACCATCAGTTATTAAAGTTTCATTTTGCTTTAATCTATAATCAGAACTAGTATTAAATGATGTTGAAGTATTGTTATAAGAAATAGAACCAACACCCGTATTATTATTCTCAAAAGATAGTGCAAATGAGGTAGCCGTAGTATTTGCTCTATCGAATATTTGTGTTGCTGAACCTTCAGAATTAGTGGGGCGAAATATAACTCCTCCAAAGCCACTTTGATTTGTAGCTTTTACCATAAAATTTCCTATGTCATCAATTCTGGCTTTTTCCTGATTACCTGTTTTAAAAATTATTGTAGCATTTTCAACAGTCTGTAGTTCTAAATTGCCTGTTCCACGATGTTTTATTTGTGAACTACCATTAGCTCCATCATTTCTAACAATTCCTAAACCAAACTCTGTATATGTACTATCTCCAACAAAATTTAAATGTGCATTATCTGTTGAACCAGGCGCGGCTACCGTAAGATGAGATGATTCACCAGTTGGATGTTCAACCTTAAAATCACCAAATACATCTATTCCTGATTCTTTGAAAGTTGCGATATTTTGTGAATTACATGATGTGCCAATCTGGTTTGCACCAACTCTGAAAAAACCAGTAGTTGTTGAACTGCTAAAAGCATAAGAAGGATTAGATGCTGAACCGTTTGGTGCAAAAAAATTACCATCAGTCAAGCTTATAAAATCTATCTTGTCAGTGGCATTTTGTTTGTAAAATGACATCTTATCCGTTACGGTATCTGCATACCACATATATTTATACTTTTGTGTGGGTGCCGAACCAAAACCATTGTTTATACTTATCGCATCGAAAATATTATTTAAATCAGTTCTAACTGCTGATCCTGAAGCATTATCGACAACGAAATCTGCTGGTTTTGCCATTTTTCTTTATGTTTTTTCTATTATACTATCCTTCTCCATATCCGAAAGCACTATAAGTGAATTGTCTTGCGACAAAACTTGAACCATTTTTTATACTTATCACAAAATTACTTATCGTAACACTATCGATCGTAAAGAAATCTCCTGACTGCATATTATTAATGTTAATTCCAATTACAGGTTTAAATTTATCTGTGCTTCCTCCAATAGTGGTCGTTCCTAGAAAGAATTTTTTATTAAAAGTTACTGTAGTCGCACCACTGCCAGAACTTGTTAAAACACCATTAGTTGCACTACTGTTGTCAATACTTCTTTCAGTTCTTGGTCTAAATATTAAATTTACACCTAATTCTTCTATGTCTATATTTTCATATGTACTTTGATTTTCAACTAAAACTTTAAAAGATATAGTTCTTGCAATAATATCTGTATTTATAAATGTTTCGAAACTTGTACTTGGAGTACCTGTCTGACTTTTTGCAACTTGGAATGTTAAATTAGCACTTTTAGTCAATACAGTTGTACCAGTAGTAAAAATATCAGGCCAATCGTTTATGTCATCTGTATAAGAATCCCATAGAGTTGCTGTATCAAATCCAGATTTTTTAAAATGTTGTTCTACATGAAATCTGAACGGAGCACCTAAATCAATATTATTTTCAAATAAATAGTTACCTGACGAAGTAATGCCAGAAATAATATCATCAATATTTGAAAAAGTAGTTCCATCTGCCAAAGCTAAAGTATTGAAATCTGTTAATGAATCAATAGTTGTACCACTTGTAAGTCTTAACCCATTTATTGCATTATCAAATACTAAATTTGTTTTTGTACCTTGAAAACTATTGCTATTTTCTCTTATCTGAGCAGCAAGAAGATTATTTGATGCGATTGTTCTGTTTATTACAATAGAAGTTGGATTTAAAGATTTATTACCTGCAACATCTATAAAACTTACAAAATATTCTCCATTTTGATAATCGTTTAAAGTTATTTGATCTGAATTTCCTTCTAACGTAGCTAAATTGTTTGCATTTTGAGTAGTCGCTGTACCATCAGATATTAAAGAGTATTTAATATCAACAAAACCTCCAAATAAAACATCTTTATCTGTAGATCGATCCCATCTTATGATTAAATTATCGCCACTTTCTTCAGATCTTAAATTAGTAACATCGCCTGGAGGTTCAGTTAAACCGATTGCATTAAAACTTCGTATTGATACTAATTCACTTGTTGAAAAAGTTGCACTAATTGTCCTAACAGAAAATTCATAATTACCAGCTTTATTATTTAAAATAAAAAATTGATTATCTTTAATGTTTTGAACAATAGGGTCACCTCCCTCATACTTATAACTGACTTGATAACTTCTTGCTCCATTAACATGAGCAAAATTCAAAACAATATTACTTTGTGCTCTGTTATTGACAATTGAAAGTTCTTCTTTTACTTCTTGAATTTCAGGTGATTCTAATTTATTAAGTAAAGTAGTTGGTTGTCTAACTATTCCAAAATTTGTATGAGTATCAATAAATGTATACTTATTATCATCATAAACAATTGCAGTTACAGAAAAAACAAAGTTATCTTTCTGTTTAATATTTGTCACTCTATACTTTCTATGCTGAACATTACCAGTTTTTACCGCCCATATCGTTCCAGGCTGTGGTGATGGACTTAATGCACTGGAAAGAGTAACTGTACTTCCATTAACCGATTGTATTGTTCTCTCCTGCACTTTCCCATCAGTATCAATAACTAAAAAAGTATCTCCAAAAACTCCAACAGAAGTATCTGTGCTGTCATCAACTATCAAAACTGTTGAACTGGTAACTGTTTTAATCCTTCCACTAGCCCTAATAGTTTCTTTTGTTTTATCTGCAATTTTTATTATCATAAAAGGTTCAAGTATGCATGCAGCCTCTATACCACAGTCAAATGTAACTACCTCAGTTTCAAAATTTGAAGTATATAAAATAGAACGACCAAATCTTAATGCTTGTTCTCTATCAGTTGTATATAAAGATTGGATATTTATTTCATTAAGACCAAATTTATCTACCGATAATTGATCTCTTACAGAAACTAAATCTGAGTCTTGTATATCATTATTAAAATATGAAACATTGACTTGAGTAAACTTTTTATCTTTATCAGTTCCAGAATAATTAAAAAGTCCATCGACTACATTTGCATTTGTAAATAAATAAGAAACAAGAGTTTCAGGTTTATCTATAGCAATTTTTAACGATCCATTTCTATAATATAAAGTTGCTCTCATCAACCCAGCAACTTCTCTGATGATATCAAGTGCTTTTTTTCTTGTTTTAATTACGCCATTAAATGAATATCTTGGAGAAGTTTGATTAGGCAAAGGAGTTGAACAATATAAACTTGCAGCAAAAAAAGATGCTTTATCAATTTTCAACTCTGATATACCTAACCCATAGTCTTCAGTTAAAAGTGCATATAAAATCCAAACTGGATCTGTAGTCCAATGTTTTTCTGGTGTTAACTGTACAAAATTATAATTGGCTGGATATATAATACGACCTGTAGACTGAAAATCTCTACCTGTACCCGTTGGAATTTTTACCTTAATACCTCTAATAAAATATTTTCTTTGAGGTATATTTGGAAATTGTTCAGCAGAGTATCTTAAACCAATATAAGCAGTTTTAGAAAAGTTATTTGATTCTTGTGGATTTACTTCAGGTGGAATGAAAGGAATTGCACCTTGTAAACGTGCAAATGAAAATGTTGTAAATCTTCTTTCACCCTCTTCAAGTAAATTCCTGCCATCTTTATCAAAAGGATGCTTCCCAATAGCGGGATTTGCTCTGAATTCAATATCCTCTCTTAACACCTCAACTGATATGGGGTAATGCTGGCTTCTTGCATCTTCTGTTTCATAAGCAAAAACAGGAATATCTATTCTGTAATCTTTACTAAAAGGTCCAAGAGATACTCCGTTTAATTGGTGTTGGCTAGTTGCAATTATGTTTCCATTATTACTTCTTAATCTAATTTTAATCTCAACAAAATTTAGACCTGAATGTTCACCAAAGTTAATTCCAAGACTTTGATTAGCTCCAGTTTGAGGATTTAATTGCCTTAATGAAGCCCAATTTAAAGTAACTATTGCTGCTCTTGGTGTATTGTTACTATCAGTACCTGCGCTTAAAGATCCAGAAACTTTATTTCCTTCAGGATCTCTATTGTTTAATACTTCACCTGGAGTTAAATCACCCGATAACATTTGTTCATTTACTCCTAACATTATAGGTTGATCCTCTTTACCTACTCTTATAGATAAAGATGTATTTTTTATATTTTCAAAACCTCCTTTTGACCTTATTGCTCGACCATTTATAAAAATATCTTTTTGTGATTCTCTTATATATATATTTTCTTCTGTAGATGTAAATTCAGGACTACTAGGGTTTGCAGGTCTTAATATACTAGTAGGAATACCAATATTATTTTTTGAAGGTGTAGCAAAACCTTCAATTTCTGCTCCATCAGAAACTAAATCTAAAAGAGTTACGAACTGTACAGATTTTAAAGAACCATTAGGAAGATCTTCTGTTAATTGAAAATCTATATTGCTGATTTCTCTTACCATTTTTATATACTATGAATCAAGGTAAACAATCTCATCGAGATCATCGAGAGATGGGAAAGATTGGAAAGATTGGGAAGATTCTAAATCAAAGTTATCTGCTACTTGTACTGTATCAGCACCAGCACTAATAACAACAGAACCAACTAAACATTCACCAAAAACTAAAGGGGCCGCACCACCAGCTTTTGTAGTGTTTGCAGTCTGATTGCTTAAAAAAGATTCAATCTGTGGATCTGCACCTGGTGTGGTAGGAACTGGTGCTAATAAGTTAGCAACAAAAGATAACGCTCCAACTGCCAATGCTTGAAGTAAAGCAGTTGTTGAAGTAATAGCAGTATTTAAGAAACCACCAAATAAAGTAATCAAGAACGCTGCAAAAAAATTACCACTGATCATAGGAATTAATTTTATTTCTCCTTCACCTTTAAGAACCATATTTTTAAAAGTAATATCATTATTATTCATCTGAACATTATAAAAAGCTTCTAATAAATGCTCCTGACATTGAGGATAATTTACTTTTAAATAACTATAAATTTGATCAACATTTGAAACATCTGCTTCAAATTCTTTTACTCCACATAATTTTCTAAGTGGGCCATATAGCTTAATTTTTTTCATCATGATTCTGTCCTCATATAATGCCAATTATCATCCTGTATTGAATAAATATACCAATCCAACATAAATATCCTACAGTTGCTTTTATCGGCATCTGATGGATCTGCACTGCCTTCTACATGAGAATGTAAGACTGCTAAAACCTCGGCTCCACTATCTTCACAGGCAGCATAATCATTAGGATTTAATGCAAAAGTAATTTCATCTTCAAGTTGCGATGCAATATTTTCACAAGGCCAGAAACAGTCAACACCATCTTTTTGTGCCAACAATCCACAACCTTCTGCTGGTTGACAGTTAATAAAATGTTGTTTAGCTTCTTCTTTCCAGTTCATTGAAATACAAAACTACCAACAGCAGGAAATCTATCTTTTGTTATTTGTAATTTTGGTAATTGTAAATCTTCAAAATCTATAGTATTAACAAGCTCAAAAGTACATATCTGATTGTTTTCTATAACTTTTTTATTTATTAAAAATTCTTGTTGTTCTAATTCTTTTGTAGAATCAGCAGTTCCATAAGGATTTGTCGCAGGGTTGCCATCTATAGGAGCAAAATTAGAATTATCTAAAAACTGTGCTAATGTTCTAATTCTTTTTACTTCTGCTCTAGCCAAATCATTAAAACTACTAAACTGATTTACTAATTCTATCAAAGTTGAAAATGTACCTAAATTATTTGCAAATGTAAGTGTAGGTCTTGCCATGACAGTGTTATCACCAGTCTCAAAACCTTCAGCTTGACATGCTATTGCATTATAAGTATTACCTTGCCATTTTATATCAGTATTAATTTCATTTGTACCAGCATGAAATCTATATAAAATTATTGAAGGTATATCATTCTGATCATAGTGAATATTTTCTATTAACTTCAGTTCAAACAACTCAATAATTGTAAAGCCATTTAAACTTTGCAGTTGTTCAACTGGTATTGTCATGGTTGAAATACCTCCTCAAATGTTACTTGTATTCTAGCTCTGTTTAAATACGGTATAGATTTAGTCCATTGTCTGCAAACAAAAAGAGAAGAAGTACTTTCTCCTGGAGGTGTAAAGTTAAAACTATCTGCATTTTTAGCTCTTGCATCTAAAAAGTTTTCTATGGTATCTGCACTGGATATGCCTGTGCCATTAAAATTATCAGATTCGGATACTTCAAAAGTAAGTTGATATACTTTTGGGTTTTGATTTAAGCCAAAATTAGCTCTTGAAATATAGCCATCACCAAACTGAATTTCAGTTGTTGTTGGTGCGGATCTTTTCTGTACACCGTAAGTTGGATTAATTGATGGAAAAGATGATGTCATTAGGCAAGTAAACCTCCACTACGTTTTTGTTTAACTATTTCTAATTGTATGGCAGTTGCAAGAGCCTCACCAAACTGCTGCCCATCCCCATCACTTTGAACAGAGGAACCAGAAGCATCTACGTTTACAACTATACTTGTAGAACCACCCATTGCATCATTAGGAATAATAGTTCCTGCTCTATCAGGTACGAATAGCTCTGGGCCACGTTCTCCCACTATTGAAGCTCTACCTACTGGTGGTCGGCCTCCATTCGCAAATTTTGAAAGTCCTAAATTTTCTGAACCAAAAGATACCCCACTAGAACCACCGCCTCCAAAAGGATTTGCAACTCCATCTAGTATTCCACTATTTTTATTTTTACCTCCACCAAACATTCCAAGAATTGAACCGAATAATCCTCCACCACCTCCGAGTGATCCCTGCATATTACCGAAGAAAGCCATATTAAATGATGCGTCTATAAGTTTGTTAAGTACATTACTGAGAACATCATTTAAGGTGGACGTTCCACGGATCATACCCTGTATGCCGTCTGCTATGTCGGTGGCTATTGTCTGCTGCATCTGTTTAAATGCTTCTGCGGTTTCTCTTGCCAAATCTCTCTGCTTTTCTAAATCCTGTATTCTTCTTAAACCTGTTCTAAGTTCTTCTTCATTAAGAATCTTTACCTCTTTATTTATCTCCATTATTTGTTTCTCTATTTCAAACTCATCAGAACTCATATTAAAACTACGTTCCAATAGAGCAACTTCTTCGTTAATGTCCTTAACTCTTTGCTTTTGTATATCTCCTCTTAGTTCATCTAAAGCAGCTTGATCGGCTCTTTCATTTGCTCCTGCTTGTACCTTCTCTATATTTTTAAGAGCATCATCTACTGTCTTTATTTCGGGAAATTTATCAATTAGAGCTCTTTGTTCTTCATTTACTTTAAATACACTAAATTCAACTTCTTTGGCTCTTTTTAACTTTAATGCTTCGATAACTAATGGATCAGTTGAAACTTTGGCCTGTCTCTGTAAATTGGCAGCAGTTAAACGATTGGTTAATGCTCTTCCTACTCCCGATCCCTGTAAAAACGATGCAAAAGCTGATCTCATTTGAGTCATAGCTATTGTAAATTGGTTAGCTAATTCTGTAGTTTGCTTACCAAAGTTTTGTAAGGCTGTGACCCCCTCTTGCCCTACTAAATTAATCATTTTGCGTCTAGCTGCTTCAAAAGCTGCCTCCTCTCCGCCTAATTTCTGCAATGTTTGTAGTTGCTGTTCAAATTCTGTACCTGTAATACCTAGTGCTGCTGATAAAGCTGTTATATCCTTTGTGGCATCATTTAAAGCTGCTCCTAACTTTCCTGTTTCTGTAATAAAACCTTGTATTCCTGTAATTACTGAAGTACCGATTAAGCCTCCTGCAAATCCTCCCATCTGTCCACCCAACTTATCTCCGATCAAACCTCCAGTGAAACCACCAGCAGCAGCGAATGGGCCTTGCCCGAATAATAGTGGAAACGCACCACTAATTAATGCACTTGTTAATCCGCCTCCTCTACCCGATCCTGCTGGTCCAGGTAAGACTTGACCTCCCCTACGATTAAGCGGAGAACTTGGTCCAATAGGATTTCGTAATGCTTGATTTAATCTTCGTGCTTCAGACGTAGTCCTTCTTTCTTCGGCTTTTATAGCTTGCAGCGTTTGTTTATTTCGTGCTACTTCCGATCCAATAAGTTTTTTATTGTTTGCTATGCCTCGTTTTCTGGCCTTGTTTATTCTTTCCTCAAACATGGCAGCCTTTTTAGCTGATGTCGCTGTAAAGGTAAGGTCCTTACCTATTTCACGATCTATGCCTCTACTACTTGGACCTAATATACTCGGAGTCTGTCCTAATCTTTTTATACCTCTGGCTTCAGCATTTAACATGGCTGAACTAGGTAATCCTTTGGGTTGTCTAAGTGCTGTTTGCTGATCTATAACTGCTGCTGTCCTGCCACCTAATCTTCCTGCTTTACCAGATAATCTTATAAGATTCATTCCAACAGATTGCAGGTTTACCTGTCTTTCTTTAGATCTTAGGCTTACCTGTTTTGCTTTTTCTACTGTTACCTTTTTTTCAGCAGCTAATGTTTTATTTGTAATTAATAAATCCTCTCTACTCAATAAAAGTTCTTTGTTAGCTAAATCAAACTGTTTCGCGTCTATCTTTTCGGCTGCTCGGGCTAGTTGTTCTTCTGTCTTATTAATATCTACCATTTTAGACTTTACTTTCTTGATTCCAGTCTCTACAACTAGCTGCTTATTTCTAAGTTGTATTTGCTTTATTTCTTCTTTAGTTTGCTGCTGTTCTAGCTTTAAAGCAGCTTCAGCTTCAGATA